TGGTGTTTCTTCGGGCTGAGCTTCAGCACCTTCTTCTTCAATTTGTTTATCAATTTCTTCAATCTCTTGTTCATTTTGTTTTAATATTTTTGTTCTAATATAAGCATTAGAGAAGTATTTACCAACATAACTTTCTAGTTGTTGTGCAAGTCCAATTCTTTCTTTCATCATTTCTGTGTGTTTTAATTCAGCAAAATATCCATCTTGTAAGAAAGTATATGTAATATCTCCCATCATTGAATCCCATTCTTCAGGTGCAATGATACCTTTTAAAATAAGTTGTGTTTTTAAAAGGTCGTGGAATAACATACAGAATTTCTTTCTTAAACGACCTACAAATTTAGTAAACTTAACTTCATCTCTACTAATTTCTGCAGCTCGACCAAGATTGAAACCTTGACCACCTTCTAATCTACTAATTGGTATATTAAGTGAACGATATAGTTTCTTTTGGAAGTATTCTATATCTGCAATTTCACCTAAGTTTTGACCACCAGGTAAAGTAGTGATTTCTGTTCCCCTCCCACCTTCTCTACGAGGTAACCAAAAATCTTCTAACATACTCATATAGTTTCTGTCATCTCTTATTTCACCTGTACTTGCGTCATACACAAGTTTGTTTCTATATCTAGCCATAACATCTCTTAAATATTGTTCGGCCTTGATTTTAGGTAAGTTACCTACATCAATATAGAATATTCTTCTTTCAGGTGCTCTAGCAATTCTGTAAATAACAACAGCGTCTTCAATCATTCTTAATTGATTAACTGGTTTAATTGCCTTATGTAAATAAGATAATACCTGATTGTGAGTTTGATCTACAAGTCCTGATGGACAATAAGCAATAGCGTCTGTTGCTATTCTCAATCCACCTGCGTTAGATGTAGCAGTTGGATGTATTCCTCTTTCGTTGAAAATATAATACTCTTGGAATTTATTTTCAAATGCGAATGAAGATGGCATTCCATCTGTTCTTTGCTTTCGTATTTCTCTTATCTTTTTAATCTTTCTAGGATCAATATATCTTACTTCAGTAATTCCTAGTCTTGGTGAGTCTTTATCAATAATTTTATGATAGTATAATCTACCATCCACATACCATCTTCTAAAGATGTCGTGGCCTTTAATGTCAAAGTTTAATAACTTTAACACTTCAGAAAAAGACTCTCTAATTCTTTTCTTAATAGAATCTGAATAATCTATTTTACTTAAATCCAATTGTACAGATTGTTGATTTTCATTTGATACAATTGCTTCAGATACTATATCCTCTATTGCAAGATCACACTCTGGATGCAATGCAACTTCTCTATATCTTCTTATTAAATCTAATTCGTTACGAGCAGTAACATCAAATCCACCGTAAGACGCAAAAAACCCACCAGCGGGGACGGTTTGTGTACCGTCATCCGCTTGAGGTGGAACTATATTTTGTCGTGGATCGGTAGAGGGTTCTTTTAAACGCTCTATTTTAAACCCAAACAGTTCAGCCATAATTTAATTCTCCTATTACTAATACTTATAATGGTATTAAGTAGTAGTATTTGTTTCAAAGTATTGGTATCTATGAGTAGCAGTAAAAGATTCTACTGAATTATTATCCCCATAAGATAACGCAATGTCGTCTAAAGTTGTTGGAAACAATCCTCTAAACGTATATGATTTAATCACATTACCATTTCGGTCTAACTGATCAACAAATGCATCAACTTGGTAGTCAACTGGATTGACTAGACCTTCGTTATCAGACATATTGTTGATACCGTTTAACCATCTTTCGTATGCGTTACGAATTAAGAAGTTAGTATCATTTAAAATAGTAGTTGTCCATGTAGCAAATGATCTATCACCTGCAACATATAACTCTCTTCCTCTAAATGGAATAGCAACTTCCGTTACTGTCATACCTGGTAAAGATGTAGAAGTAGTTAAGAAAGACATTGTTTCAGTCTCCCCACCTACAGCTGCATATCCAGGGAAAGGCATTGTTACTCTAAATTGATTAGCACGAGCGCCGCCGCCTCTTAACTTAGCTTTAAAGTCATTTATATTTGGCATGTTTTCCTCCTACGCTCCTACTACTTCTTCAAAAGCAACACCTGTTCTTGTCGCAACGAATTGTAGTTGTATAAAGTTAATTGATCTGTTAGGTTTGACAAAGATGTCAGCTCTAAACTCATTTCTATCAATGACATCAGCAGTATTATTTGATGCATCACAAACTACTAAAAAGTCTGTAACACCTCTTCTACCTTGTACATCTCTTAGGAATGGTTCAACAATATTTCTAAATTGTGCTCTTGTGAACTCATCATTGAACTCAAACAATTGGAATTTAGAAGCAGTTGAGATTGCCTTCTCTAAAGTGATAAACAATCTTCTAACATTTATTCTATCAAACGCTGACGGAGTAGATAATCCTGTCTTATCACCAAACAATAATGTTCCTTGTCCTGGTAATGTAACAACTGGATTGATTCTAGCTCTGTATAACTCATCTCTTTGTGTTTTTGTTGGGTTGTATGCCAACTTAACAGCACCTCTAATTACTCCTCTGTTGAAACCAGCAGGTGAGAACCATGAGTCTGCGATTAAGTCTGTTCTTGCAGCCAAACCAGCAATGTCACCATTTAATGGGATATATCTAAATACGTCATTGTATTTGTCGTAAGTATATTTGTAACCACTATCAAATACTACGTATGAAGATGATCTAATACCATCAAAGAAAGATTTAACGTTACTTGTTTGCGTTGTTGAATTTGTAACACCAACTACGTCTGTTCTTTCAGGTGAAGCAAAAACGATTGCGTCTTTTCTATTTTCAGCAACTGTAATAAGGTTATCTATGTGAGTAGCGTCACCTTTTCCAGCAATGATTAAGTTAACATCAACTGTGTCAGCATCTTGGTATCTTTCGTATGCAGTTTTTAATTCTGCAACTGTAGCTGCTGAACCATCCGCACCAGCAGATAAACTAGCTTCATTAATTGCTGAAACTGAAGTAAATGGAGTAGTTGAAACATTATTTCCCCAATTACCAGCTGCACCTGTTGACTCGTGAGCAGTCCAATAAATGTATTGTGATTTATTATAAATTACATCTTTGTAATAATTTGAATCACCTTGAGGTGTTTTAGCATCGCCAGCTACTGATACTGAGTCATATACTTCTAATACTTCCCCAGCAGTACCTGTAATACTACCATCTTCATCAATTACTACTACGTGAATTTCATCATTTGAACCACCTCTTGCTGAAGCGTATGCTGATGTTCCTGGAGCACCTGATACTAAGTCATAATATCTCCATCTTCTTCTTACAGTAGCACCATTAGATATAGCAGTATGTAAACCGCCTGCACCTGATGGATGTCTTACAAATGTAATTGTGTTTGTTCCTGTGTTATTTGCAGTTACTCTATATTCGTAACCACCACTTTCTCCAAAGTTTACAATGTCTCCAACATTAATACCAGAACTGTCATCTAGTACAACTGTTAGATCACCAACTGCTAATGAAGTATCCACAACTGTTGTTGCTGATGTATCTTCGTAAGCTGATGCTGTATTTGGACAAATTGAAACTTTTAGACTGTTACCCCACGCACCTGCTGTTCTTGCAGCCCATAGTCCGTCTGGTGTAAAACCGTCTTCATAATCTGAATTATTTTTAATTAGTGTTGCACCACCGCCACCTGATGTAGCGTTAAATGCACCTGTGTTTGTTGCTCGGACAACTCTTAAACTTGATGAGTACTGTAAGAAACTTGCAGCACTAAAAAAGTATTCAAAAGTATTAGAGTCAGGTTTACCAAACGTTTCAACTAATTCTTTTTCAGAAGCAATAGACACTACTTCATCCATTGGTCCTTGTGAGAATTGTCCTGCGATAGCACCGATCGTTGTAGCTACTGCTGGTATTACGTTTGTTAAGTCTTTCTCTTGTACGAGAACACCTGGTGAAACTTGAAATGCCATATGTGTTGTTCTCCTCTTATTAGCTAATAAGTATCATTAATCTCGTTTATATTTATAATATTTCACCTTTTCGTACGGTCACTGGAGTCCATCGTTCTCCTGAGTCGTCCTGAAAACTATCATCATCTAAACCATCATTCATAAACCCAAAAGGTGCCATATCTTGTTCTATTGCGTTTTGTTGTTCTTCATACATTCTAGCACGTACATCTTGGTCTGTCATTTCTTTAAAATATCTTTGATTTGTGATCCATGCAAATATGACGCAACACATAACTAAATCGTCATTAGAACCTTCTTCAGCTTGCCAACCACTACCACGTCTTACAAATGTTGACAATTCTTGTATAGTATGAAAATCAGGTATTATTATCTTATCACCTTCAAGTAAAGATTTTAAGTTAGAACAACCAATACGTTTTACTTGTTTTGTCATACGTACACCTAACTGTGTTCCTCTTTTAGAAAAACCACCACCTAATATTTGACCAGCACGGCCTTTCATCATACACATTAATAGATTTGTATATTCTAATTCAAACTGTAGAGCATCTGCAATTTGATGACCTAAATCATTTACTTCAACACAAACGTGAGCATTATTATATTCTCTTGCTACCTTTTCTATTGTATGTGGAAATAATATAGGTTTAATTTCATTATCTCTAAACTTTGCAACCATTCTATATGGCATTTTTGAAACATCAAATACAGTAAAGGCTGAATAATCTCTTACAGTACCACGAGCCACATCAACAGTCATAACATAGTCTTTACCTTTTTCTGCTCTTTCATACATATCTAAACCTGCGTTTGAAACTAATGGTGTACTGTGTGATAGCATTCTTAACTTAGATGGATTGATTAAGGTATCAACTGATCCTACAAATTCACACTCAAACTCGGTAGCAAATTGTGCCTCACTAGTATTTCTTATTGTTTCTTCTTTCCACTTATCATCTCTACCTGGCACCTCTGACCAATGTACTTCAATAGGTTTATAATCATTTCTTCCATGTATTGCGTCATTCCATAGTTTATAAAACATATTCATTCCATGTGGTGTAGATACAATCATAACTTTAGAAGATTTACCAGAAGAAATTGTAGGATATACTGAACTAAAAAATTGTTCAGATATATTGTTAGGTATGAAAGCAAACTCGTCAAGGAATATTATGTTAAATGAACCACCTCGAATAGCAGATGATGATGTTGCAGCTGCAAGTATCTTTGAGCCATTTTCTAATTCAAGTGAACCTTTGTTCCAGTTTAAGACACCTTGTTGTAACCATTTAGGTAAGTTTTCATATGCAAGTTGAAGACGACCTAATAAATCTCTAGCAGTAGAACTTTTATTGGCAAGTATGGCCACATTGATATTGTCGTTAAATATAACTTGATGTAATAGATACGCAATAATAGTAGTTGATTTACCTGATTGTCTAGGTAGTTTACAGATAGAAAAACGATTATTATGGAATGTATTAACCATTTTCTCCTGAAAAGAATACATATTAAAAGGAACCAATCCTTCATCAATGTTTACAATTTTAGTATATGTCTTTACAAAATGTATAGGGTCTTCCATACATTTAGCAATCTCTCTTATTTGTTCTTCAGTATATTCTTGTTTGAGATTTGCTTTATAAAGATTTGGGTTACCTAAATA